TATTTTAAAGCTTAACAACACTCTAATTTCTTTGCCATTTTTATCTTTTGTGGTGTAAGGAATATTAGCAGTGCCAGCAGTTGCAGGATTATCCGATAAAGCATTTACCATATTTTCGATTGCGGTAAAATCGATTGGTGTAAAATTGATAAAATTAAATGTTTTATCTGGAAAATTCTCTTTTAAAAAATCATTTATAGATTTAAAATTCGCTTGTATTGATTGAAAATTTGCTTGCAATATTTGGCAAAAGATTTGAAAAAAAGCTTGGATTGTCATAAACGAGCCTGCAAAAACTATATTTTCACTAGCAGTCAAATTTGTATCATTAATATTAAAAATAGTATCAATAGTTCCAATCACTTTGCCGTCCTTGTCTATTTGCTTGACTTGATTAAGTCCGAAAGGTTTTTGACTTGCATTGTTAAAATTAATGCGAAGTTGAGCCAGCTTTTCGTCTTTGGCTTTTTGGAGTTGATAAATTGCAATTTCTTGCTCGTTTAGTTTTTTATATTTATTAGTATCGTAAAATACATCTCCAATTGAATCTTGATTTTCAAATTCAATAACTTGACTTGTTTCTAAATTTTTAAAATAAAACATTTTTACTCCTTAAAATTTTAATGTTGTATCTTCCCAAAACCTGAGAAGTATTCTTACATCAGTAGAACCAGTTGAATTACTAGTTCTCATCCCTATTTGGGCGGATTTGTTTGTTCTAACTGAAACTTCCGAACCACCGTTATAAGATGTATTACATCTTATGGTTTCAAAACCAGAATTGAAAATTGGGTCAATATCAGCAGTTTCTAAATCAGAAATGTAAGTCTGTGAATAGGAAGAGGAGCCAGTTGCTTTATGATTTGTCGCCATAATATTAGCTAAAACATTTATACCTAACGGCGTAGAGATTGAGTATGCCGACCTCGAGTTTGTAGATATGTTGTAATTTTGAACCAACATAGGCGACTTGAGAGAAAAATATTTGTTATCTTGAATAAAACCTATTATATTTCCGCTTGAATTTGTTAAAATTGAACCTCTTCTTTCAAATTTAGTATATCCACTCGGCAAAACAGAGGTTGGGTCGGGGGCGGTGCCAGCAACACCAAGTAAAGCCATATAGTCTACTGCTAAAGTTGATGGATTGTAAATCGCATAAAGGTGATAAGTGCTTGAATTTGCCCTTGCTTCAGTTGTTAATAAGTTTCCTCCAGCACCAGCAGACCAAGAACCGCTTGATTGCAATCTTTTTGTTAATGCAGGGGCAATAGCTTGACCTGAACCATCAGAAAATTGGAAAGTTCCACCCGAAAAATCAATGTCAGTGTTTGGATTTCCTGAATTATTTGCAATGGTGATTGGATTATTCAAATAAACAATACCTTGGGCGGTGGTGGTGGCTTTGGTTGCTGCTGGTTTAATTAATATCCAATTAGTTCCATTGTAATACATTTCCACCATAACATTAGCAGGAATATCTCCAGCACCTAAATTTGTTCCATCTTGGTTTTTAACTAAAATATTGCCAAAACCATAAGCATTAATATTTGTAGAGCCTGTATTAGCATTTCCAGTAGCAAATTTAATTGACATACCAGTTCTTATAACTGGTGGTGCTTGTAAAGGGCTAACAGGATTTAATACATAAGCATTTGTTGTTCCAGTATCAACACAATATAAAGAGGCTTGTGAGGCAATTATTGCCATACCTTTAATATTTTGGTCTATATCTGCATCAATAGTTTGCCCAGTTTTTGTGCAAACATTTTTAAGCTCACTATTAATCATATTTAGCCAAACATCATCTACTGGGGCTGTTGAATTATTATTTTGAAATATCGTTTGTTTATTTGCCATATTTTATATAAAATTAATTTGTGTATTACTTGGTTTTATTGCCAATAACAATTCCCTTACTTCCGATGAAAATCCAGTTGGAATAAATGGAGGAGTATAAGGAGGTGCATTATTTACAATAGATTGACCCATTCTAACATTTAAAACAAATCTAGCTTCTGGTAAAGAAGTTGGAATAAATGGGGGTGTATAAGGTGGTGCAACTGAATATTGAGCATTTTCAATAGTTATATTAATGTTTAATAATGCTATTAAGTTTCTAATTTCATCAATATTTAAAACCCCTAAACTTCTTAATTTAACTAAAACTTGTTTCTTTCTTTCTTCAAAGGATAGTGAGCTTGTATTTGGAAATATTTTATCAGGAATACCAACGCTAGCTTCCCATAATTCTAAATAAGGCAAACTATCACAAGTTAATATTGAAAGATTTTTCCAATTAGTATTAAATAAATCATCAATTGCTTTTATACTTCCAGATAAACCAAAAAATAATTTATAAAGATTTGATTCTTTATAATCTTTAGAAGCAAAAACCCTTCCACTAGGTAGATACTTCAACATTATGCTGGTATGCTCTTCTTTGGTTAATGGTAAATAGTTTTTCATTAGAAAGTTATTGTTCCAAGGGTTGATAATTTATTAAAAGTATTCACTATATCAGCTGATGGAGAAGCTAAAGTATATTTAGGCTTTGCACCAGTTGAATCAAAGGAATTGGCTATTACAGCCCTAATATTGTCAATTTTATCTGTCTCACCAACATTATTTTGAGTTCTAAAATAATTTTTTAAATTATTAGCAATAGCATTTTGCATCGCAGAAGTATTTGGCTCTAGAGAAGAAAATGTAAAATTTACTGGATTTGCGATTGGTGATAAAACTGATAAATCTTCTTCAACCATATTGCTTGGAATTATTTTAAGTATTTCGTCTCTAACCTTAGTAACTTCTAAAGAAGATGGAATATTTGAAGTATCGTCGTCTCTAGTAAATAAAACAGCTACTTGACCGGGTGAAATATAACTATGACTTGCGGTAATAGTTCCTGTTGCTGGTGTTGTTGGATTATTTGCAACTTTAAAATAAATATTATTACCATCGACTAAAACTCTAGCTTTAATATTATAAGCACTTTGATTAGCACCAGAAACATTAATAAAAGAACCATCAGTCATAACATTACCAGCAGAAACTGCGGTGGCAACATTACCATTTCTAGTTAGTGATGTAATTGATATTGTAGAAGATACTGTTGATGGGCTAAATACCCAAACCCTAGTAACCCCTGATATTTTTTTAGCTTGGTTTATAATTTCATTTTTATTAAAATGAGCTACTGGTTGTTGTTTTCTAAATAAAAGCCTTTCGCGATAAGATTCAAAATCTTCAACATCAGTTCCATTTGATAATTCACCATTATCAACATAAACACTTGAATCAACATTTGGGATAGTAGTTGTAGTAATAAGTTTTGTTCCTGCAATTTGATTAGTATTTAAACCACTTGTTGTTGCTTTAACTGCTACTTTAGCACTTTTCCATTGAACAACGATTGTGCCAGTAGGTGTTCCAATAGTTCCAGCTTTTTCAAAGGTAAAAGTATTGTCATTAACTACTACGATTGGCTGATTAACAACATTAAAATCATCAGGAGTTGCTCCAGTTATAGAATCAATAATAAAACCACTTGCAAGATTATGAGGATTAGAAAAAGAAACAGAAACTATACTTCCAGTTCTTGAAATAGAGCTAGGTGTAATCTGATTTAATGTTATAGTTGTATCACTTTGAGTTGCATAGGTTATACCATTTGCAGATTGTAATTGGCTATTAGTTGGAATAATAACTCCAGAAGTTCCAGTAAAAATAACATTACCTTCAGCTGGTGTTGCAGGATTTAAAGAAATTCCTAAATCATTTCCGTGTTGCGTTAAATAAGAATCTTCAGCAGTTGTGATAAAATATTGTTTAAATTGTCTAACTGATTTTCTATAAACATCAAATATTCTTGAGCCAATACTAGCTAATAAGGTTTTATTTAAGTCAACTTTATAAAAATCACCATTAGTTGCAATACTAACTTCAGCGACCATCTTGTCGACTACTTCTTTTCTTGTATCTGGTGTGTTAAATTCAGCCATTATAACTTAAATATTGTAAATTTTTTAAATCAATATTATTGCCATTTTGGTCAATAATAGTTATTTTAAATTGAAGAGTTGATTTAGAAAAATCAATTTTTTCTATATCAATTATTTCAATTTTGTTATCAATAATATTAATAAAATCAACATTTACTTCACTTGCAATGTTGTCAGTTAATAACCATTCTAAACATTCTTCAATGTAGCTTTGAAATAATATTGCAGTATCTTGGTCTAATTTAGATTGCTCTAAAGTCCATAATAAACTACCTTGTTCAAAACCATCACTATGTAATATCAAATTTCCGTGCCAACCACCTCTCCTTTCAGGAATTTCAATGGTTTCATCTCTTTGATTGCTGTAAAGAGATATTAAAATAGCACTATAAAGAGAATTACCCTTTTCGAAATCTAAATCATATAAAGTAGAATCACCTACCTTAAATTCTTTTAAACCCATTGTCATACAACTCCTCCAGTTGTTGCTGGTCCAGATAATACCCCACTATGAATATGAGTGAGGAATTGTTTGCCCGCAATAGTTGTTCCAGAGCCTGTTAATGTTGCATTACCACTAACTTCTAAATTACCTGTTATTTTAACATTTCCAGTTATTTCAATGCCATTGGAATTAAGTTTGATTATATTTGAATTCGATTTTATGTCAATATCGCCGTTTGCTTTAAAAGTGAGTGAATTATTAGCATTGGAGTATAAGCACAATTCACCTTCTTCAACTGAATTAGCATTCTCGGCATCAAAAGCAAAAGCGTAATAATCATCATTTTTTAAAGGTGGATTTATTATTAAACATTTAGTATTAATATTAGGATAAACATTTGATTTGGATTGATTTACCAAAACAACATCATCAATTTCAATATTTGAAGGGCAAATTAAAACTCTAAGTAAAACTTGATTACCTTCTTTATAAACTTTTGTTATAGTTCCCCATCGAATAGAATCTCTTAAGGAAATTAATTGATTAATTATTTCTTTGTTCATAATATTTTTTCTGGTTTATTGCTAACTCTTTTTCTACCTCTAATTCTTTCTGATATTGGTTCAAATAAAGAATCAGTATAAGCATATTTATCAACTAATTGTAAAAGGGTTGTAGTGCCATTTTCATTAGTCTTTGAATAATTTATTGATTTAATTAAGTAAGAACCAAAAACCCTTCTTCTTTCGTCCCAAACATCAACTAAATTATTAACTTTCCATAATGGATTAAATTTAATATTTTCATTTAGATTTTGTCTAAATCCATAAATTTCACAAGAATAAGTAAAAGATTTAGTTTTTTGTATATTTGCTTCCCATTTAGCTCTAGCAACTGCTTTTCGTGTTGAGGTCATTGACATATGATGATAATGAGTTCTTGTTTCTCTTACTTCACTATCAATAGTTTCCGCTTGTGTATTAACAAAAGAACCATAATTTTGTCTTGAAACTTTAGTTGTAAAAACCCTATCGCTATTTATTGGCAAAGGCTCGATAATTTCCATAGCTCCACCATCACCATTTCCTGCTGTAGATTTAACAATATATTTATGAAAACGATGAGTCCAATCTCTATCAACACTTGATTGAATAATATTATTTTCAGAACCGCCTATAACTCTTTGTAAAATAGTATTACATCTATCTTCGCCAATATCATTAATTACAAGATTGCTAAAGCCATCAGTAGTTAAGATTAAACCTCTTTTATCAGCGCATCTTTTAATAACTTCAAAAGCAGAATCACCATCACGATGAGAAATATCATCTTCAGAACCTAACTTATCAATTAATCCATATTTATTTATTATTGATACTTCATTAGATTTATATCCAATAAATCTTTTAATAGGAACTACCTTAAAATTAATAGTTTCTAAAACATTTTTACATAAAGTAATAAAATCCATTGGAGGCTTATATATTTTAGCTCCTACTTTGCTATCAACTAAATCACCTAATCTATCTCTACCACTTATTTTAATAAGATTTCCATAATTAGAATCAGACTCACTAACTCTTTCTATAAAGCCATCAATTAATTCTTCATTATCCACTTTAATTTGGATTCTATCACCAATATTAATTATTTCATCATCAGGGACGGAAACAATTAATTCAAAAATATTAACTAAAGATTCTAAATCAATATCAATATTATAAGATATAAAACTTGTGTAAGTCTTATTATTAATTGTTGCAGATATAATATTAATAGCCATTTTATAAGAAAATATTAATTTTACCTTTTAAATTTGCACTATCCTCAGGATTGTTTAAATCTATAATATTTTGATATTCAGATGCGGTTTCAGAACCATAATATTGATATGTTAAAATAACTGCTGGAGTAGATTCTTTAACATCAATAACTTTTATATTTGGTAATTTTAATTTTAAACTATTTAATAATTTAATGTTTTGTAATCTAGCATTTTCTAAGTAAGAATACAATTCATCATCAATTTTATTTTGTTCGAATTGAAAATACATTTTATCAAGTCTTTTAATCATTGAATCGATTTGCTCTTGATTAGTATAGTCAACCTGAGAACTTGCTTGCATTGCATTTGATAAACAGGCAATTTTTGTATAAGTTGCAACTGCATTTTTAGAACTATTAGTAGAAAATTGAATGCTATTAAATATTCTTTCAGAGTTTTTAATATTAGAGGTAAAGTTATCAAAAGCATTTAAGACACTTTCAAAAATATTGCTTAATTTTCCAATTAATTGACCCGGTAATTGCATTAAACTATTAATTGAAGTCATAAACTCATTGATATCAGCTACAACACCAGCAACTTCATCAACAATGCCATTAGCAAAACCAATTACATCGTTGATAGTATTGGTAACTTCATCTATTGCATCTCTTGCCTCATTGTAAGTTTCAGCTAATTCATTAGCTCCTTCAATAGCATCTTTTAATAACTGAGCATTTTTTTCACCAATTAATTTATAAAATTCATTTAATAAACTTTTCTCATTATTAACACCTTCAGGAAATTTATTCTTATCACTTTCAGCAAAGGTTACTTGATATTGAACCCTTCCAATTTCTCCTTGTAATTGTTCACTAGTTAATTGACATTGAACAACAACAACTTTCTTTTTACCTTCAGTTGGGTGGATTAATACTCCAATCCCCTTTTGGCTCATTACTTCTTCAAACTTTTTCTTATTTCTTTTATAAGAAGTTCCAGTATTATTATTGGCTTCAATAAATATATTTAAAACATAAATTGGTGATTTTTCTCCAGTATCTTCAACATATCTTGATTTTATAGAATCAGGAAATTCGTGTATTGCTGTTTTTCTTCCTAAATCAGGTTTTTGAGCTACTTCACAAAAGAATTGAGAACTTTTACCATTGCAAGAAAATTTAGCTCTTTGCCAAAATGAATTAATAGCCACCTACACCTCCTACACTTATATTTTTACCAGTATCAAAAGTAAAATTAACATTAGAGTTGGCTGTTTGTTTAGTTTTATATGGAGTCATATTTAAACCATTAGGTAATCCACCTTCAATTCTTAAAACCAATTCAATTTCTTGTTTTGGCATAACAATTTGTAATTGTGGTTGAATTTCAGTTCCTTGTGGAATTGGTGTCATATTTTGATTTGCAATAGCTTCTAGAAGCAAGTTTTTATTTTGCTTTGAGTAATCTGCAATACTCATTCCTTTTCTATTCCAGATTTTATCCCATTTTTTTCTTTCATTATAATCATCTGAGAAGTTTAAATCAAACCACTTATTATAACCATATTCTTCTAAAGGTAAATTCTCAGCTCTTTTTTTAGACCCATCCCAAATATCTTTACCTATAGTATATCCAGCAAAAGTAACACCTATTGCCGCTCCTAATGGATTAGCAAGAGCAGCACCACCCGCGCCAGCACCAAACAATCTTGATCCATATTTAATAGCATATTTTGCTCCAAGACCTATTAACGCACTAGTAGCGCCTGTTTCAGATAATTTAAAACCAGTTCCTAAAGTTTTTTGTGCTTTGGTTTTTTTTGGGTCATTAAATATGTTGCTATAATAATCTATATTTCCTTCTTCATCTTTCATTCCAATTAAGCCAGTTTGAACAACATAATTTACACCTCTAGTTAAATTTGAAAAGGCAGGAACTGCTTTTTTACTAGAAATATCAGATAAGTTTGATATAGATGAACTCAATCTTCCAATTTCAGCTGATAAACTTTTAAATTTATCATCTAATTTATCACCAAATTTTAATTCAAGAGCTTGTTTTAAATATGGCATAACACCAGCACCTAAAACATTTTCTTTCATTAAAGGAAATATATCTTGGGTTCTATTAATTTTTCCTCTATATTGTGCATATTTATGAGCATTTCTAGGGTCATTTATTGCTAAATTAGTAGCTACTAATAATGTATCATAAAAACCTGCAACTTGTTCATTAATTTGTTGATTAACTTCTTCGGCACTAATTTTTTCTTTAGTTAAAGTTTGTTGAAAACCTTTTTGTAAAAAACTAGTTTCTTCAGCTGTTAAATTAAATAAAGCTGAATAAATGGCGCCAGTTTCAGTCACCGCTCTAATCTTATCTAAGGACATTCTATCTTTACCACCAGCACCTAACATTTTAATATGTGAGTTTGCTATGGCATTCATATTAACACCATATTTTTGCCCTAATCCATATAGATATTCAATTTCTTTGTTAGCATTACTAATGTCTTGTTCTTTTGTTCCACCAGTATAATATTGGCTTGATAAAATAACTTTGGCAGAATTTCGTAAAGCATCCATCGAACGCATATTATCAAACATTCTTGAAGGAGCTTCTTGAATAGTAGATGCAATTTTATAAGCAGCTAAATACCTCATTGCTCTCTTGGTAGTTCCAAAATAACTAGCTCTTTCCTTTTTTTTCCTTTCAGTTTCTTGATTTAAAACCTGAGGGTCAATCATAGTTGGAGCATTAAGACCAATATCGTTATACATTGAAGAGGTAAAGCCAGATGATTTTCTAGCTTGATATGTTCCAATAATTTTGCCATTCAAATCAGTTCTATATCCCAAGGCAGAAAACGGAGCGTTGTTTATTAATTTTCTTCTTTGCATCAATTCTTTATTAAATCTTTTTTCCAACAGTTCTCTTTCTTTTGCAGACCTTCTATGTATTTTATTTTGTTCGGTTTGAAATTTAATATTGTCTTTCTTTTCTTGTTTTATTTTATCAGAAAGATTTTTTGCATATTCTTTATTATAATTTTTAGCAATATCAAGGGTTTCATTTCTTAATGCAATTTCTTTTTTAGTTTGGCTAGATATTAATTTAGAATTTTCTTTAGAGGCTCTTTCATTTTGGGCAAACATTGCATTCATTTGAGCTTGCTTTGTTTGTGCTGATATTGATGAACCATAAACTTCCTTCCAAGCCTGCTCTTGTTGTCTTAATTTTTGAGTGGCAGATAATGGTTTATTAATTTTATCAAAAGCAGCATTTCTAACACCAAAAGAAGGAGTGCCTAAATCTTTCATAACTTTAAGATTTTGCCTTTGCATTATTTGTTCTCTTAGATTTGCTTTTCTAGCTTCAGAATCAATCCTTTTTAAATCAGCAATAGATTGTCTACCAATAGTTGATTTAAATTGTTCATAAGTCATAGTTCCAGTAGTATATTTACTATTGGCGCCTTGATGCTTTTGAACTCCAGTTACCTTTCCTGCTAAATCAGTTGAATAGCTTATCGGGGTTAATCTACTTTTTGCGGTTTTTTTATTAAGGTCATCTATTTCATTACCTAAATCATCAATTTCTTTCTTAGCTTTTTTGGCACTTTTAGCAACCTGTTCTAATTTAGGGGATAAATTATCAATGGTGTCAATTGTAAATTTAGCTCCGCCTTTGTTTATATTTGCCATTGTTTAATTTACTTTGTAATTCCGCTAAATCTTGTTGCCTTTTTATTTCAGCACTTACTTTTTTAGCGTGGTTATTTGCTATTTCTATATATTCTTCAAATTCACCAATAGTAAAATTTACAATTTCACTATAAGTAAATATTGATTTATGATAAGATAAAAATTCAAAAATTTGTCTTTTTAAATTTTTAATCAAACTATCTACTATCTTTCTCTGCCAATCTTGTGGAATACCGAATTTATTTATTCGTTTTCTTGTGTCTCCGTCAAAATTGACCCTACTGATAAAAAAGCGTCTACATATTTTCTATGAATAGCATAAGCCAATTTAGCAGAGATAGAAACTTTAGATAAAGGTTGGTCTTCGCCTTTTGCTTTGATTAATTTATTGTTAATAAGAAAATCAAACTCAGCACCAGCAACATCTTCTTTACCTTTTCCAGCTTGTTGAAAATTTTCCATTTGGTTAATTTGTATATCAACAAGTTCAATTTCAGTAACAATAGAATCAGGTTTATTATTTACCTTAACTTCAAAACTCGGATTAATTTTAATAGTTATTGTTTTTTCGTATTTATAATCAGGATTAATTTTAATATTTGACATATTTTATTATTGATTAGTTAAGGTAGAAGGATTAGTTTGAAACATAAACATTACAGAGCCATCTGGTCCATAGGATTGTTCTAAATCATTCATTAATGAACAACTAGTGTGCTGTTCATCAACTCCACCTGATTCTGATAAAATGTCAATTTGGCATCCGCCACTATTATTTTGAGCTTTTAATTTTCTAAATAAGAGAACTGGATTTTGTTCATTGCCAGCAACATCATAATTAGCCACTGAGAATTGAACTGAACCAATTTTAGTGGTTTGGTCTTCAGTAATTCTAATTTGAGTTTTATTGCCATTAATAACAGGTCTTGAAACGGTTTGTCCTAATCCAGCAACACTTTGTAAAGAGTTGGCATCAATCCAAATATCTTTATTATCAATTTGTAATCTTTTAAGGTTAGTTGTCATATAAATTAATTTTTAGGAGTTAATACAAAATCAGCTTTTTCAAATTGTCCCATATTCCAAAAAGAATAAGAACCACTAATTAAACCTGTTGCAGTATTAATATTTAATACAATACTTTTTAAGAAGTCGTCAATTTTATCTGCTTGAACAATACCAGATGCAGATAATTCTTTATAAATTCCTGACATCCAAGCTTTAAATGATTGTTTGTCAATATATTTATTATCTGGAATATTAGGAGCTTGTCCATTAACCATTCCAGCTTGTGACCAATCTTTTTTAATTCTTTTATAAAAAGTTCCTTTAACAAAACGAGATGTATGAACTTTATTTAAATTGTAATAGGTATTGCCATCAGCACTTTCAGTAGCTTTTTTATAGCAAGTCATTAAATATTTGCTAGTAAGGGTATAAGTTCCAGTATCATCGATTCCATAAACAGAACCACCTAAATCATTAATAGCTTTTCTTTCAGTAGTTGACCAATTTGTTCCTTCTACAACAACTGGTAAATCAGCTAAAATAATGTTATGGTAAGGAATACCTAATTTATCAACTCCACCTCTAATATTACCACCAAGCATATATCTTGAAATAGGAGCATCAGTAAATACTCTTAAAGTGTTTATAGCTATTCTGTAAGCAGTTAAAATCAATGGTTGAACTGGAATAGAAGAACCTTTATGATTTGAATTATTAACCAATTTAACACAACCTTTTTGAATAGTTTTAGTGTTTAATGTATTTGGCGCTAAAGATGAAGTAATATTTGCATAAGTATCAACATCATCAAAATGTCCAACTGATTCAATTGACAAATCTGGAGTATTCCATTTAGCATCAAGGTGAGCTTTGGCAACACTTAAGAAATGTTTAGGGAAAATTAAATCATATTGAGCTTCAGCAATTTTATCTAAAACATTTGTAATGACTGGGTCAGTTGCACCACCTGAGAAAGCAGTAATGGTATAAGAAACACCAGAAACAATACCATTAATTAAAATGGTTGCCATATTCATTGCAGTTCCTTTATTTTTTGCAGTAAAGGTAATTGTTCCAGTTGAATTAACGGCAGTTACTGAAGAGTTTTTATTAGCTGTAATTTGAGCTACTAAATCATCACCTATGGTAGTTGCAGTAGAAGTAGTTAAAATGTTTAAAGTGTATTTGTCAAAAATACCATCAGAAACAATAACTTCTAAAATACCAATTTTAGGATTTGAAACAGTAAAGGCAATAGAACCTGTTGCCGCTACACCTGAACCATTGTCAGAAATTGGAATAATAGATAGCTCAGTATAAACATCAACCATTTTAAATGCTTTTACAGCATTGCAAGCTTGAGAACCAGCTCCTAGAAGTGCCTCATAATCTTCAAAATTATTGTTTAATTTATAGATATTACCTGAAGTAAAACCTGCTCCAAGACCTTGAGCAATGATAAGTGGTTTTACACTATCAGCTTTATATAATGGGTCTTCTGGTTTCAATGTTAAATTTGCGATAGGGTCGATTGTCATATTTATTTAGTTTTAGGTTTAATAATTTTTAAATGATTGCTAAATTCATTATGTTTGATTTGTTCAGCCCAAAATGAATCTTGAACATTTCCATACTCATCAGCCTCTAATTCAAGAGAGTGACCAATTGGTAAAAATTTACCTTCATAATAAAACTCTTTTAAAATTTCAATTTTGATTTTCATAAAAAATATTTGATTTATTAATTTTTACTATTATTATTATTTTCAAACATAAGTCAATAATAGTAAATAGTTTAAAACTAAGTAAAAAATATAAAAATGTTATTAAGTAATATAGAATTAGATTCAATTGTTCAAGCTGGTTATTTAGATTCTTATAGAAGTAATTTTAGAAAATTTTATAAAGAAGTGGCTTTTAATGCTATATTTCCCGGTAAAAAGTTAATTGAAGCTTATGTTACTGATTATCTATGTGAAATTTGTGAAGCAAGTTTTCGTAAAGAAAAAGGTTATACAAAAATAATTGTAAATATTCCACCGGGTTTAATGAAGTCAACAATTATCTCTGGTGCCTTACCAGCTTGGGCTTTAGGAAATAGACCACAAGAAAGAATTTTTGGTGTTTCAAATACTGATGAATTAGTTAAAAGAAATATTGATTGGACTAAACTAGTTATAGAAAATAAAAAATATAAAGAAATATTTCCTGAATTTTCTTTAAGAAAAGATACACAAACACATATTCAAACTCCCTTTGGTGGTGAACGAAAAGGATTTTCTACCTTAGGCGGTATTACAGGTGAAAGATGTGATATGATGCTTGTTGATGATTTTATGAACACTAAAATGTTATTATCAGATGCAGAAAGGACAAGAGCATTAACATTATGGGCAGAGGGTTTTGAATCAAGACCAGATGCAAATGGTTCTATTGTAATTATTGAACAAAGATTAGACCCAAGAGATTTAACTGGTTATATTTTAAGAACTAGAAGAGATGAATATACTCATATTTCTATACCAGCTTATTTTGAAGCTAAAAAATATTATACTATTGAATATACTAGAAAAATTAAAGATATTTCAGAAAAAGTAAAGTTTGAAATGTCTTTTGAAGAGGGGGATTTATTATCACCTCAAATTATTACTCAGAAAAAAATTGATGATTTAAAGAATAGAGTAGTTGACCCTGAAACTGGAATTGCAAATGGTAAATTTGTTTTCTTTGCTCAATACTTACAAGACCCTATTAATAAGGAAGGAAATTTAGTAGATGTTAATTGGTTTTTACCATCTAGATTAATTGATTTTGAAACTCTAGTATTTGATTATATTGTATGCTCTGTTGATTCCGCTCAAAAAGCTGAACAGATTAATGACCCATCTTGTTTTCATAAATATGGAATTATAAAAAATAAACCATATTTAATTGATAGATACTCAGAAAGGTGTTTATATCCCAAGACTAAAGAAGCTTTAATAGAATTTTTAACAAATGGATATAAAGTAAATTTTTGTTTAATTGAAGATAAAAATACAGGTTCATCATTATTGCAAGAATTACAAACCGAGCCTAGATGTGGTGGAGTTAGATTTATTAAAATTGAACCTGGTATAACTTCCAAAGAATTAAGATTTTCAACGGCTACTGGCTATATGTCTAAAGGAATCTATGTTCCTAAAGATGCTATTTGGTATCCTGAATTTGAATCGCAAATGGTAAGATTTCCTAAAGCTCCGCACGATGATGATGCTGATGCTTGTTCACAATTTTGCAATTATATGGCAATGAATAATTTTATGATGAATCCTAAAAATTTAATTTTTTCAGTTTAATTTACCACTAACATTTAAAAGCTCATTTTGAATTAAATTAAATTCTTTCAAGGCAACTCTATCAACTTCATTCAAGAAGTCATCTGCTGATGGATTATTTCTTAAATAAATAGTTGTTTCAAAATTATAATTATAACAAAATAAACCATCTTCTTCAATAGCAACACCATCATTGATTGGTGTAATTCTAGTATGCGAAGCTTCTGACAATTGAGAGCTAGGTGCAAAACCACCAATAGACTTTAAAATAGGTTTAAAATAATTTAAACACTTATCTTTAACATAAGCATTAGTGTAATTATTATTCTCATAAGTAAGTGGATAAAAAATATAAAGACTAATTGGAACAATTTGCATTATTCTTAATGTTTGATAATTTAAAGCTTGATTACTAACATCTGTATTGTTATTAGGGTCTTTTCCTATTAATCTTTCACCAATTACAACAGCAAGACTTGGTTTATAAGTTATTACACCATTATCTTCAGTAGTTGCAAAATTCTGATATAAATTTCTTGCATCAGTTAAACTAGAAGCGCCAAAAATTCTTGGAGCTGATTTAACTTTTCCACCATAGCCAATAGTTCCAATATTATCATTGTTGATAAAAGTAAATTGATGACTATGAACACTAGTTACCAATTTATAACCATTGAAGCCACCATTTATTAATTTTTTTACAATAGGACTTCCTGTTGCTGGTGTTGTGGCGGTTTGGTCAACTTCAAAAAAGATTAAATATGGAGAAGGTTTTAAGTAAATATATTTTATATCCCAATCATTGGTAATTCCTCTACTATTGTTTATAATAAAAGTATTTGTATTAGTAATAGAAGCAATACTTTTATCAATATCTAAAGAATTTCCAAGGCTATCATAAAGACTTATTTTGTAATTTGAATTTACAATAAAAGGATTTGCTTCAGTGGTTGTAATTGTTATTTGATTAGTTGCTTGATTTACAGCAAAACTTGTTATTTCAAATAAAAGATTTTGATTATAAATTTTTTTAATTCCATTGTATTTGCTATCACTTGCACCACTTATTTCAATTTCTTTATCAGATGGTAAAAAGTCGTGTGGATTAGTTGTTAATGCTACTGCTATATTATCGTGTCTTTTTAAAGATACTATTGAGTTTTCAAATTTTACATCAGTTATTAAAACACCATTTCCAACTTGAAGATGTGAAACTTGGTCTGTTTGAATAGTAACAATATTACCTGCTTTAGTTGCAGAAACAATATTGTAAGTATCATTAAATACACCATCAAGGTATTTAGGCAATACGGCTTTTAATTGATGAACTAGTTCTTCTCCTTGCATTTATAATCCTAAATTAATTTTATTATTTAAGTCAATGGAGTTATAATAAGCTTCCATTGCATAAGCATCAATAACTATAACAGCACATTTTAAACATTCAAATTTTTGTTTATCATTAAATTTTTCAAAATTATCAATACATTTAGTCACCATACTTCTATAATTTTTTGGTGAATCACTTTGTTTTTTGGCAAAGGAATTTATTGGTAATAAAAGAATAAAAGCGATTACAAGGTATTTCATAGTTTTTTAAGGCTTTGGTTAATCGAAGCTATAATTTTGTTTCTAATCGCTATTTTATTTTGTTTTAATGGTCTTGATATATTGTTTCTAGGTGCAATTACTTTTCCAAGTGAATTAGTGCCACCAAATTCTTGTAAAGCTCCGTGTTTAGCTATAGAAGAATCAGAACCAATAACTTGACGATTATTTCCAGCAGATTGAGTATAAATTGACCTATATAATTTACCATCATAAATAGCAGAACTTTCTCTACCACTTCTATTTGAAGCTCTATGCTTTCTTTTTAAACCCCAAGCTGGTGGAACATATAAAGTTCCTGTTTTTTTTAGGGTCATTTCCTGTTTAATTTTATTTACCATAAAATTACCAGCATTTTTCAAGCCATTCCTTTTTCCCCTTTTATAAGCATTTAAAAACTTTCTAACATTTTCAGGGGTAATTTCTAATTTGTTTAATGATGTTTTAAGTGATATTTTAATATTGCTCATTTTATATTGATTTTATATTGATTATCGCCTTTGTGAATACATCTTAAAACTGTGAAGGTGTGTTGATTATGAACATCTTGTTTAATATCAATTATGTCATAAGCCTGATTATTAACAGGGTTTAATAAGTAGTGGTGTTTTTTTATAGGTTTATCTTTGTTAAATCTAATATAAAATTCATCAGTAATTTTACCTAAAGAATTTGTTGCATCAAAAACTTCTTCACCATTAATTGTTTTTTGTTTTGCCCAAAAAGTAGCATAAACACTAAGAATTGCATTTATATCTTGATTGTTTTGCAAGTTGTTTCTTGTTTGGTGTCTAGCAATTATTTGAATAGGTGTGTTTAAATCACCAATTGAAACTTTACTTTTAGGTGAAGTAATATAACCGCAATTTTGCATATCTTAAATAATTTCAATTATATAAGGTCTAAAATTATTAATAGCTAATGAATAATGATTGCAATTAACATCTCCTCTATTCATATAGTAATTAGCTATAAACATTAATAGGGCTTGTTTTACATCGCTAGGAATGTTGGCATTAGTTGCACCATATCCAGCTGTAAAAGTAATTGCAACACAATTTTTAATCTCATCAATAAAATCAGGATACTGATTATTAGTTACTAACAAAATTTCAGAAAATCTTGTAGATTCGTTAAAATAATAATTTTGACTTGTGTAAGTCGTTAATACATTGTTTAATTTATATTGTATCGAAACAATGCTTTGTAATTTAGATTTCCTTATTTTTATACCAACATTATATTGAGGAAATTTATCAATATAAGTTTTATATGTTTTGGTAATTAAAGACCTTCCTGTTATGTCTTCAAAGAAAGTGCTAGCGACTTTAATTAAATGAGTTAAATAATCATCTTCATTGGTAAAATCTATTCTTAAATGATTTTTAACCTCTGTTAATGTTAAAGGCAACTCATTTGTTTGTGAAGTAATTATGTATTCAGTTGGTTGCCTAAAATTTAACATTATTTTTTATTTTTAGTATTTTTTTTATTATCTTTTAATTCCTTAGTAGTTTTTTCTTTAACTTCTTTTTCTTCAGTTGGTTCTTCAGCCACTTCATTAATAACTTCTTCATTAGAAGTTTCAACTTCTTTTTCTTCAACTACTTCTTCAGTTGGTTCTTCAAGAATTTCTTCTTTAATATTATTAATTTCATCTAAGGTTTTTTCTTTTATGGAATCCTTAAAGTTAGTGCAATTTAAAGCAAATTCAAATGATTCACCGATAATTAATTTTAAATAATTTTCAGTATAAAAACCTTGTTCTAAAATAGGATAGCTATTAGGAAATACATATTTTTCAATTATTTCATAAATTTTCGATTGATTAATATTTTCTTTTGGAACTGAATTTATTTTCATATTGGAAATTATTTAAGTTAAATTCCACCCCCTAATTAAAGAGGGTGGATAAGTAAAAAATTATACTTGTTTAAGTGGGTTTGTCAATGATTCTGTTAAAACATTAAGTCTATAAGTTCCAGAGAAACCAACAGTCTTAATATTAAATCTAACAAATTTATGAGTTGAATTAGCTAGATTTGAAAAAGCAATTGATGATTTGCCATCTGCAATCAGTTTAGTTTGAGCAAATGGTTCAACATCAGAAGTTCTATCATTAGAATAGATTGAAGTCTTATAGTTTGATGCACTATAAGTAACTAAATCAGCGCTATTGAAGGTATTTACTGAGTCAAACTCAATATTTAAAATTTCAATAGAACCAGCAGTTCTAACAACTTCTAAAAAAGCTTTAATATTAGAACCTAAACTTCCAAAGCTTGCATTTCTTAAAGTTAATGCATCACTTGGTAGAGTAGCGGTGCTAGTAGTTAAAGTAGTATTTTCTTTTAATGTTATTAAAACATCACCAGAATATTTATCAAATGGATTCATATTTTCTCCTTTATATTTTTAATTAATTTTTAAGAACTGCAATACCCAAAGCTTCTTCTTTAGTTACATTACCAGCTCTATAAGATACTTTACCCATTACAAATTCGCCATCTTCTAATTCATCTTTAAATGAACTAGCAACACCTGTTTTAACAACAGTGCTTGTAGCTAAAGTATATGCTTCATTAAACAAACCTGCAACGCAAGCAAGCTTACCAGCATCAGAAGCCGCAGTTCCAACAAATCCAGTTGTCGCAGTATTAGCTTGAGCAGTAAAGTTGTCATTAAATAGATTATATTTAGCGAAACCATCATTTTCATCAACCTTATTGGCATCAGTATTTGTATCTACTGGGATAATTCTAATTAAACCTTGAGCAGTTTTAATTTTAATTAATCCGTTATCAGCATAAACAAATCTTTCAGTTTTTTGGTGACCATCAGTTCCTTCAGTTCTAAACATAGAAGCCAAAACACCTTTGTCCATTAAACAAGCAAATCCTGGGTTAAGAGTATAAGCTACTTTAAATTTTTGAATAAATTTATCAAAATCATCAAAAGTAAATACTCCCTGAGCAGCACTTAAATATCTTTGGAAATTTGAATTAGCTGAAGTTGTTTGTTGAATTGCAGGAATAATTCCTTTAATACCTTGAGTTTCAGCTTGAAGAACTCCATTCATAATTGAAGCAGAAATTTCTTTTCTATCATTTTCCTCAATAGCAGCAAATTCAGATAACAACCAATCAAAATCATACTGACCTTGTTGTAAAGCTTCGTATGCTTCTGCAGTAATATAGTCTTTAGCGATATATTTTCCTAGATAAAAACGAACTTTTTTGCCTTTGCTTTTTTTCATTTCTTTAGCAGTTCCACCTTCATTAGCTAATTTTCCATTAACTGAATTTGGTGCAGATTTATCAATAAGATTAAAAGCTAATCCACCAATAACTTGATTAGTAGAGAAATTTCTAACTAAGTCAATAATTGGGTTAACAGTAGCTAATTTTTCAATAATATTACCAATTTGAGTTTCTCCATTGAAAAATAAACCAGCGTGAGAGTTATCAGAAGTATTAATAAAAGCTTTAAATTTCCCTTTTTTGAAAAATTTTCCTGAGTCTGTTTGAATAGATGCTGGGTTCAATAAATCTACTTTTGTTTTAATAATTTCAGCAAATTCTTTTTTTTCAACTTCAGATAAACCATTAGATTCTTTTTGAGTGTAACCTTTAGTGTTATTAACAAATTCCTCAACAGTATTTTGGAATTTATCATTACTTTCGTTAATTTTTTTGAATTGAGTTTCAACTGATTCATTGATTTTTTTAATTTCAGAATCAACTAGAGATTTGGTTTCATTAACCAAATTTTCTTTAATATCTTTAACAGAAGCTTCTAAACCTTGTTGAATACCATCAAGTTTTTTAGATATTTCTGATACAGAATTTTTGTTTTCTTGTCCTTCCATATTATAATTTAATTTTAGGGTTAAAATTGTTAATTGCTAAATTAATAGCAAAACTGTCTAATATTGTTTCAATATCATTTTCAGATATTGGTGAAGCTTCCCGCTCCATTTTTTCCTCAACTTCTCGTTGATTAGAAATTCTTTTAATCAAGGCAATAAAAGCCTTGGCATCGCTTGAAGATAATTCACATCTTTCTTTTAATAAATCTTCAGCATCTCTGATGGTTTTAACTTCATTTAAAAACGATTTAAAGTTTTCCACAAGAGCATTATCATTAGCTCCTTTAACTACTAATGAATATTCAATTAATTCACCTTTAGTAATTGTTCTAATACCAGTTTTAGAATCATAATCAGATTCTCTAGTTAAAAATCCTACTGAAAATTCACTAATAGCTCCACCTTTTACAAGTGGAATAATTTCTTTAGATACAAATTCACTTTCTTTAATAAGTTTGGCAGTAGAAGCTAAACCATCTTGTCTATCAAAATTGAATTCAGTAGCAATTCCAATAGGTCTATCGCTTTTATGGTTAAACAATATTGGAAAAGGACGATTAGCATTTAATCTTTTTTGAATGCTATCATCAAAAATACCTTTAACCAAAATATCATTATCGTGGTCAATATTGTTATAGCCAGCAACCAAGCCAGATACATTAAAATACTTATCATCTTCATTGCTTAAATCCTTTTGAGTTAAGTCAATGTTAAAAGTTTTTCTTATAAAGTTTTTGGACATAAGATATTAAAAATTAATAAAATTATTTGACATTTTATTTTTTATTAATAAATTGTAAATATAAAACTTGCTTTTACTTTAATTTAAACTAAAATATATTATATGGACGATAAAGATTCTAAATTTGTTGGTGTGACAATATTTATTAGAAAGTTAAAACAACATATACCAATGTTGGTAGAATTAAATATGTTGAGTGGTAAAAAAGAACCTGATAAATTTTTAGATATAAACAATTTAGAGTATTTAGAATATCGTCAGGCATTAGCTAAACAAAAGAAAGCAAGAAAGAAATATTTAGAAAAAGAATTTAATAATAATATACTTGGCATTTCAGGATACTCGCAATGGTATGTTAAAGATGTTCAAGGAATTAGAAATTGTTATAAAACAATTTTAACTCTCCTAAATCAAATCAAAGATTTAAGAGAAAAAAATAAAAAATTAGAGGAAGAATTAAATAAACCATTAAAATAATTAACAATAAAAATATATGATAAAATTTTTTAAGAAAGAAAAAAAATTGAATTACTCGGTTTTAGATTTAGGTAATAATATTACTAGTTATTACAAAACTGAAAAGGAAGCTAGAAAAGCATCAAAACTCTTACAAGCAGAACTTTGGGAAAAAGAAAAACAAAAAAGATTAGAACTTTATAATAAAATTATTAAAAAAGTAGATAATTTAGTTGAAAATGGTATTTTACCTAGATTAGCCTATGGTGGTTATCAAATAGACCAAATTTATGTTCAGAATATTAATAATAACTATTTAGTTTATATTATAGATGAATATAATGAGATGAGTAGAGAACTAGGACAAAAACTATCTAATGAGTTATATTATTATGTTAAATCTAAAACATATATAGATTTAAAAACATATTTGGAAACACTTACACCTCCACCATCAGCACTTAAATAACAACAATTAATAAATAAAAATATGACAGTATTAATAGCACAAAACACCAAAGACAAAATTATTTTAGGAGCAGACACTGGAACTTTTTATGGTGATTATCATAAAACTCATTTAACTAACCATAAAAACCGACTTAAAATAATGTCGGTAAATGATATTACTTACTCTGGCACAGGTTCAGTAAGTGAAATTATTAATTTTGGTTTATTTTGTCAAACAAGAAAACCAGAAAGAAGCGACCAATTAGGAATACAAAGATTCTTTATTGATTTTGGTAAATGGCTAAAAGAGCAAAATATAGAACTTAATGGAAGAGTTAATAATAATTATTTTTTAGTTTTTGAAAAAAAATTATTTCATTTACAATGTGGTGCAGTTTATGAAATTTTAGAAGATGATTTCAGAACTGATGGAGCTGGATTTAAAGAGGCTTATATGGCAATGTATCTAGGTAAATCAGTTAAAGAAGCAATTGATTTAACAATTGAAATGAATATCTGGGCTAGTGGGCAACCTCAGATTGTAGAGATACAAAAAGATAAGAATAGTAATGTTCCCAAACCAAATCTAAAAGATATTGGTGGAATACAATGTAAAGGAATTAAAAAATAAAAATATATGATAGACTTAAAATTAGCAGAATATAATTCAGAAGGAAGGTTTAAGAAGTTTTTGGAGCTTGGTAAGGATTTTTTGTTTGGCGGCAATTTTTTGATGATTCATATAGTCACAATCGCTCCTCTCACCGAAGAAAACAGAGTAAATAGGGAAATACCAAAAATAACTTTAGAAGAAGGGAAAGTATTCAAAGATGAAAAAGACCCGCTAAATCGCTTTGATGGCTTGTTTGATGGTTTTACATACGGAAATGGAAGATTTGTTTTGATTGATAAAAAACATAAATTTGATATTTACGAAACTCGATATGTAGTTGATATTAGACATTATACTTTTCGTAAAATTAGGCATTGTGTATCTTCTGAAATTATTGGAAACCTTCATCAAAACCCTGAACTATATGAAAAAGTAAAAGAGACTTCTCGTTGGGGTCTATTTGATGAATCAAGAGTTAGATGGAAAGATGTATTATAACTGGATCTTGGTATTTTTGATTTTTTCCTTGATTATTTACTTGGGCATTGGCTTGAGAATTTATATTTGACATAAAACAAAAAATTAAATTAAGAATTATAAAAAATTGAGATATTTTTTTTAATGTGTTTTTCATAAGGAAGTAATAATTAAAAAATTAAAAATATTAATAAATTCTGGAATTTTATATGATAGTTTTTTTTATTCAATTAATAATTTTATAATTTAAAATTAACTCTAGTTTTTAAATTTTAATGATGTAAAATTTAATGATGTAACCTCGATATTAATTTAATTAAATCAAATATGTCACTAAATAAAGTAACCTTAATTGGAAATTCGGGTCAAGATCCAGAAGTGCGCTCAACCCAAAATGGCGGAGAGATTGCAACATTTTCTATTGCTACTACAGAGAGTTGGAAAGATAAAAATACTGGAGAGCGTAAAGATAAAACTGAATGGCATCGTGTCGTGGTTTATTCGCAAGGGTTGGTTGGTATAGTAAAAAACTATTTAAAAAAAGGCTCTAAAATTTATATTGAAGGCGCCCTACAAACCCGCAAATGGACAGATAATCAAGGTATTGAACGCTATACAACCGAAGTGGTTTTGCAAAACTATAATTCAAACTTGCAAATGTTGGATGGACGCGACAGGTCAAGCGGTTCAATGTCTGACAATGGTTATAATCAATCATCATCAAGCAAAAAAAATAATGATGTTATGATTGAAGAAAATGATGATGAAATTCCTTTTTAGTTTTAAATATTATATAATTTAACATGGTTAAAATTTCTATTAACGGTGCAAATCACGAAGTTCCAAATGGAATTACAATAATTCAAGCCTGCGAAATTTCTGGCATCGAAGTCCCGCGTTTTTGTTATCATGAAAGATTGTCAATTGCTGGAAATTGTCGTATGTGTTTAGTAGAGGTAGCTGGTGGACCACCAAAGCCTGTCGCTTCATGTGCTATGCCCGTTAATGAAAATATGCAAGTTTTCACCATGAACAAAACAACAGAAAACCATATCATAATTTACACTGACGGCGCCTGCTCGGGAAATCCCGGAAAAGGCGGATGGGGAGCGGTTCTAATGGCAAATCAACATCGCAAAGAAATTTCTGGTGGTATGACTCAAACCACTAACAATCAAATGGAGCTTACCGCAGTAATCGAGGCTTTAAAAATTATCAAAAAACCTAGCGCTGTTCAAATTTTTACCGATAGCAAATATGTTATGGACGGCATTACCAAATGGATCAATGGCTGGAAATATAATTGCTGGAAAACCAAAGATAAAAAGCCAGTTAAAAATATTGAACTTTGGCAAGCCCTTGATTTTGAAGTTTCAAGGCATCATATTCAGTGGCATTGGGTTAAGGGTCATTCAGGCAATGAAAATAATGAAATTGCCGATCAACTCGCTCGCGAAGCAATTTCCAAAATTTAGTCATTATTAAAAATTTGTTAAAAAATTTAAGGTAAAAATTGCATTTAAATTTTAAAATTTTAAAAATTGATTCTTCAAATATGAACGAAATTTATTACACCCCTAATAACACAAATCAAAATGATAATAAAAAATAAAATAAATATGAAAGATATTACATTCCATTATACAAATGAGCAAATGGTTAAGGACTTATTAGCCATTACACCTATATTTCCAGCTGATACTGCTTTAGATGCTGGTAGTGGTAAAAATAAAGTATGGTTTAATAACTTACCTTGCCTTACAAAATATGAATGTGAAATTGAAGATGGTCACGATTTTTTAAAATGGGATAAAAAAGTAAATTGGGTTATTGGTAATCCTCCTTTTCATATATCTTGGAAATTTACAGAAAAGGCTTTAGATATTGCAACAACTGGTATAGCTTGGCTTATTAATAATCAAGCTCTTAATTCTCATTTAACTCCAAGAAGAGTAGTTTTAATGCAAGAAAAAGGCTTTTATTTACAAAAAATACAAGTGGTTGCAGATAAAAGATGGTTTGGAAGATATTATTATTTAATTTTTACTAAAGAAGTAAATAGTTTTTTAAATTCAACTATTAGAAGTTATTAATATATATATTATTAATCTTTTAACTTTTCCCAAATGTTGGTAGCCCAAGTCCTGCCTGCATCTCCTCCCCATAAATCCCAAGCTATTCTCCAAGTTGTAGGTTCACCATCTCTAAATTCATAATGAGTTGAGCGATAGTTGCCGTGTCTTGAAAAGAAGGAATACATTCTTCTAATAGTTGTAGGTGTAAGATTTTCTCTATTTTTTAATTGATTGGCTCTTTTAACTCCAACAGCCGTGCCACCTCTACCATATTTTTGTCTCCATTCTAAAGCTCTAGTTGCCGCTCTTGCCATTTCTTCAGTTGGCTTATAAGTTTCAACTCCTTTTAAAACTTTATTATTAGAATTTACATCACTACTTCCTCTATTGTTGTTATAATCAATAAGAGGTTCGCCAATCATTTGTTTATCTTTTGCATCAATACCAATTGGAACTTGGTTGCCGTCCATAAAAAAGATGTCTAATCCTTTATTTATTGGCATATTAAATAAACTCCTTAATTCATTTTTATATAAGAATTTACCTTTATCTAAATTTAAAGCATTATCAATTAATTTGCTTCTTAATGGTAAAATATCCCATAATTTATATGCAAAATTATCAATAGATTTATAAGTAAAATTATCGTAAATAGAATTTTTAATAAAGCTAAAGTAATTATTAAAGTGAGGAATAATCACTCTTTCATATAAATTAAAATTTGCCTGTTCTAAAATATTTTGAGAATTGGAAGTAACTGAATTAACTAAAGATAAGGGTATTTCAAATTTCTTATATATCTGTAATTCAGAATTCATTTTCTGAGCAGAGAAATCCATATCTTTAGCAACAAATTGATTTTTCAAATCTTGAATTTTTAACTTAATTAAAGAAATAATTGTTCTACCTGAATTTCTAGCTCCAGAGAATTGATTAGATAATTCATCTTGTAAATTTTTTCTTTGTTCATCAGTGTTAAAAGCAAAATTAGAGTTTTCATCAAGAGTCACAATTTTATCAGCAGTTAAAGCCTTTTCCATACCACTCTTATTATGTATATTAGCTTCATTATACAACAATATTTCTTTTTCAACGGAAGTTAATGATGATTTACCTAGAAAAGTAGAAAAAGGGATTATTCCATTGGGGTCAGATGCTTCTTTATATACCACCAACTCAT